GTCCCTGATCTGTCGATAAAGATCGACGGGAGCGACACGGGTTCCTACTACTAGCAGTTTTCCGTGCCGTCCCAAACGGGTGATAACGTCTTTCTGAAGCCATTCAATTTGCTTTTCCCATTCATGGGCATTGCCGTTCATCACCACATCATCTAGGATAATCAGATCAGCGCGTGCGCCGTAGATCTGAGATCCAAATCCAAGTGCTTGAACCGTAGGGTCCTTCTCACCTGAATCTCTTCCTGCACCTAGGTAGATCATATCAGCACTCCATGAAGTAGAGTCTGATTTGTATCCACCAGAGGGGCCAAAGGCCACCTGCATCTTAGTCCAGTTAGGATGTGATAGTCTTGCCTTGATAGCCGAAAGAAATTTTCTAGCCATACCTTGAGTCTTAGAGACAACAATGATACGGACGTTAGGGTCTGTAGCCACCCGGTAGGTCACATAGTTAATGGTGATGACCGTAGACTTGGCGTGCTCTGGGGGTACGTTAATAAGTACCCGGTTATCGGCATTCTGCTCAAAGGTCATAGCCGGATGTACCCAGCGGGGTGGGCGACCCTCGATTAGGTCGATCCAGTCCAGGTGGTGTTCAAAGAGTTGAGTATCTAAGAATTGCTCGCAGAAGTCCTCAAAGGAGATATTCTTTAATTCTGATAGATCCGATTTGACGCCCTTGCCTTCAAGGCGGGCTTTCTCGGCTAGGGTTTTGAACTCTGGGTCTTGGAAG